CAGATTACTATGAACGACCCTAGATTAGACTCGGCAGAAAACTTATGGTTTAGCCGGCAGCTTGAAACTATTTTAGCAGGAAGCTACGATGTGCTTTATGCTGGAAATGTTGCGGCTAAAGTTATTCCTGTTTCTAACGAGGCAGGTTCTGGGGCTCAGACAATCACCTACCGTCAATATGATGCAGTAGGATTCGCAAAAGTAGTTGCTAACTATGCTTTAGACATTCCTAGAGTTGACTTACTTGCAAAAGAATTTACCTCTAAAGTAAAATCGATTGCTGACTCTTACGGATTTTCGATTCAGGATATTCGTTCTGCTCGTATGGCTGGAGTTAATCTTGAAGATAAAGGCGCTGCCGCAGCTCTTCAAGCAATGATTCAGCTTGAAAACAGAATCGCATTCTTCGGATTACCTGAATACAATATTCCAGGTTTTTTCACAAATACCAATATTCCTTCTTCTACAGCTCCTGCTGATGGTACTGCCGGATCTACCCGATTCGACCAAAAAACTCCTGCTCAAATTATCCGTGACATTTCTGCTTTAATCAGCCGAATTCGAAATCGTACGCAGATGATTGAAAAGCCTAACACCGTTCTTTTACCAGGAACTGTTTACACTTATTTAGCTCAAACTCCTCGCAGTGACTTAGGTGACCGTACGATTTTCGGATGGTTAAACGAAAACAATCGTTTGATTGACGGAATCACCGAATGGATCCCTTTAAACGAATTAGAAAACGCCGGCCCTGGCGGCACTCGTATGATGGTTGCTTACGATAGAAATCCTCGCAAGCTTCAACTTCATATTCCTCAACCTTTTGAAACTTTCCCTCCTCAATGGGAAGGCTTACAATGGTTTGTGCCTTGTCATGAAAGAATCGGTGGAACTATTGTTTACTATCCCCTTTCCGCAGAATTTCTCTACGGAATCTAATTTTTAATTGGAGGCTAAAGTGGAAGAAAAGAATGTAAAGGCTAAAGGAGCGGCTGAACAAGCTGCTCCAGCAGCTAAGCAAGATCGTGTTTTTATTTTAAAGTATAATCGTCCAAACATTTTCACGTTTGTGATGGTTCCGCCACAGGCTGATATTGTCATCATGCCTAAAAATAATTTCATCAAAGAATCAGATTGGGAATTGATTAAGGGAAATCCTTTGGTTCCTACTTTATTCGAAGGCACTCAAGAAAATGATTTCGTTCCAGCTATGGAATGGGTTTCAGGATGTGGGCCGGATGATAATTTACCTAGTGGCAATAGCTCAGTTAATTTCCTTCAGAATTTGAAAGGAAATGAAGTTTTAAAAACTATTAATGATACGCTTGATGTAAAGATTTTAAGCGATTGGTTAGACAATGAGAAAAGGCCTGAAGTAGTTAAGGCTTTACAAGCTCAGATTCAAAAAATGCGCGAAAATCCTTACAAAAAGTAAACCTAAAAATTTAGGGGGCAGATGTGTCGGTATCTTCTTCAGATGTTTTAGCAATTGCCCCCGAATTTTCTTCAGAGCCTACCTCCAGAATTGATGCCTTAATTGCTGTCGCGACTCAATTTGTAAATCCAAGAGCATGGGGCCCAAAAACAGATATTGCAATCATCTATTATACCGCTCACTTGCTTTCTGTGACTCCGAATGCTTCAGGAACAACTGGTGCTTCTACGGCTCGAGGCCCAATAAGCCAAGAAAAGGTCGGGGACATTTCAACTTCGTATAGTGCTGCAAGCTCAAGCACAAGTTCATCTAGTCGAAGCTCTTTTAATGCTTCTTCTTACGGTCAAATTTTCGAAGAAATGAAAAAGACTTTGGTCATCACTCCTATTGCAGTGAATGGTCTAGATATGTCTGGAAATCCTTTACCTTTATTGAGTTTGTGGGGTGGGTATGGCCGGTAATGTAAAAGATATCGATCACGGATGGAGTGCTATTGTTAAGGAATTTGCAAAATATAAAACTCCGCACGTGAAAGTTGGAGTTTTGTCTAGCGCTCCTGCTGATAAAAAAACAAAAGCTAATCTTGCGTCAATTGCTGCTTATAATGAGTTTGGAACTTCAAGAATTCCTGCTCGTCCTTTTATGGCTCAAACGTTTGATCAAAATTATTTTGAGATAAGATCATTTATTGAATCAGAATCCGGGAAAATAATCGATTTAAAGCAAACAATTCCTGGAGCTCTTTCTAAGATCGGTTTGTTTTATCAAGCTAAAACTCAAGCTCAAATTACTCGTGGCGAGTTTGTGCCTAATTCACCTCTTACGATTAAAATGAAAGGCTCTTCAAAGCCATTGATCGACACCGGAAGACTTCGACAATCAATAAATCATGAGGTTGTTCTAAAATGAGTGTCGTAACGATGATTGCTAGAATAGGGATTACTTGCGTCGTTACTAGATATGCGGCTGGCGCTTATGTTGGTCACACCTATGTTCCAGGAGCTACCACAACCTTTTCTGTTTTGATGAGCGTTCAACCTTTAAATGGAAGAGAGCTTTTAAATATTCCTGAAGCGCAAAGAACTAGGCAGTGGATAAAAGCTTATTGTGCAACGGAATTAAGAACAGCGAATCAAGCTTTGGGTATAAGAGCCGATCGAGTTTTAGCAAATGGTGTTTTATACGAAGTTCAAAGAGTTGAATTTTGGACTGACCCAGCTAGCACTTTGGCTCCTCATTGGAGAGTACAATTAGCTGAAGTGAATACCGAGGTGACTGGATTATGAACGAGGGTTTGATAAAATCTACTTTGGCAAATTGGCTAGAAACTTCTCTCGGTCAACCGCAAATTATTGTCTTAAATTTCAGTGCTGATTTTGTTCCTGGAAACGTCATCACAATTCAGATCGATTTAGAAACAACGAGACCGGTCACTTACACAACAAGCCATGCAAACACTTTGCAGTTATTTGCTAGAGCCCTTCAGGATACAAATAACGTTTTTAAAGCATTGGTAACAGGGCCGCGTCAAATAACGATCACAGGGGCAATCAATGGAGTTACTTACACAGTTTTTTCTCCGGTGATTACTGGTGGTGTTTCTCAACCGACTATGTCTCTTACGGTTTCTCAAGCAGCGATTCGCGTTCAAGTGATTTATGCAGATCAAAATGGGCCGCGACCTTCTTTTCCTTATGCAGTTCTAAGATTAAGTGATTTTGTAAAAACAAGTAAGGATGAGATTAGGCAAATAAATCCAGCTAGAGGAATTTACGAAGTCGGTGGAGAGAGAAGATTGACAGCTGCCGTTGATTATTTTGGAAATAATCCTATCCAAGAAATAACTAAAGCGTATAATAGTTTAGAAAAAAGAGACATTGTTGAGCTGTTGATCACTGCAAATTTAGCGGTGATTGACAAAAATCCTATTCAGAATCTGACCGCCGTGTTAGAAACTGAATATGAACCACATTCTTTTTTTGATTTTTTCCTAGGTTTAACAGATAATATTGAAGATGATCTTGGAATCATCGAATCCGTACAAACAACAGGAACTTATGTCGGAACTTCTAGCGGGAGTTCCTATGTAGACACAGATTTAATTGAAGGCGACGTTTAATCAAGGAGCTAAAAAATGTTAGAAATATCAAGAATTGTCGACGTACAAATTACAAGACAGACAGCCGGTGTTGCACAGGCTGGATTTAGCGTTCCTCTAATCTTAGGAACAAGTTCAACTGGATGGGGATCGGATCTGATTCGATCTTACCGAAGCATTAGCGCTGTTTTAGAAGACTTTGCTTCTAGCACCGCTGAATATCAAGCAGCCGCAGCAATTTTCGCGCAATCACCTAGACTCTCTTTATTGAAGATTGGTCGAGAGGCTGCTCGAGTTGCTCAAGTTCAAACTCTAACATTTTCAGGCTCCTTGGTTACTGGAAACATAATCAACGGAACTGTCGATGGTGTTGCTTTAGCTCCTGTCCCATTCAATACTTCAAACGCAACCACTCTAAGCGATTTAGCAACCGCGATTCAAGCTACTCCAGGAGTTGCAACTGCGGTATCTGATGGTGTTTCAGCGATTACGATCACTTCTCAAAATGCCGGTGTTCCTACTTTCTTAACTGGCTTCTTAGTGACTGCAGGAGCAACTCAACCCACAGCTACAATCGTGACAACGGTTCAATCGCATGGTGTCGCTCAAGACTTGGTTGAAATTTCAAGAATTGATAACGATTGGTATGGATTGATTTGGACTGAAAGAACTGCTGCTTATGTTTTAGAAGCTGCTCGAGCAATCGAAGCAATGAGAAGGATTTTCATAACTGCTGCAAACGATGCGAATATTTTAGTCGGATCTTCTACTACTGATATTGCCTACATTCTTCACGCAAGAAACTATAATCGCACTGCAGTCATTTACAATTCAACTCTTACTGATTTTGCAGATGCTGCTTGGATGGGTAAAAACTTTGTTTATGCACCTGGAAGCGAAACATGGAAATTTAAAAATCTTGCTGGAATCACTGCTGATAATATCACAGAATCTCAAGCCAACGCGGCTACAGCAAAAAGAGCGAATGCTTACTCTACCATCGGCGGAATTGATGAGAGCTTTGAAGGCACGATGGCTTCTGGAGAATTCATTGACGTAATTAGAGGGGTTGATTGGTTGCAAGCTAGAATTGAAGAAGCTGTTTTCGGACGCTTGAGCAATTCAACTAAAGTTCCTTACACCAATGCCGGTGTCGCAATTATCGAATCAGAAATCAGAGCAGTTTTAGATAGGGCAGTGAAAGCTCAGTTACTTTCTGAGGAAGCTTTTGATCCAGATAACGACATAAACACTCCTTACATTGTAACTGTTCCTAGGGTTCTTGATGTTTCTTTCAACGATAGAGCTGCTAGATATCTCCCTGGAATTACATTCAATGCAAGACTTGCTAGTGCAATTCACAGAGTGACAATTTCTGGAACAGTAACAGTTTAATTTTAGGAGAATAAAATGGGTGTTAAAACTTATAATTTTAAAGAAGTGATTCTAATCATCAAGGGGAACCATATAACTGGCTTTGCCGATGGAACTTCTATCACTGTAGAGCGAAATTCAGACGCTTTCACTTACCAAAAAAACGTTGATGGTGGTGGAACGCGAAGCAAAAGCAATGACAATAGCGGAAGAATTACTTTCTCTCTTGCTCAGACAGCTGCTGCTAACGCAATCCTATCCGCAATTGCTCAGCTTGACGAATTGACCGCGGCAGGCACCTTTGTTGTCTTGATAAAAGACAATCAAGGCCGCTCTCTTCATACTTGTGAAACTGGTTGGATCGTAAAAGCACCAAACGCAGAATATGGAATGGAATCTTCTGCTCGTGAATGGATTATTGAAACTGACAACTTGATTCATTTTGTCGGCGGTAATTAATTTTAAAAGGAGGCTAAAACGTGAGGAAGGACAAAGATTTTTACATAGATGAAGTCCATTATTTGGCGACTCAATACCCAGCTAAACAGGCTTTGACATTGCTTGTAAGGCTTTCAAAGATTATCGGGAAGCCTTTAGGTATTTTGACAGCTCAAACAGACGACGAGAATGTAAAAAAGAATCTTATAGGTGAGGCAATTGACGCGCTCACTCAAAGAATTGATGCGGATGAGACTTTGAATTTAGTCGAGCAGATTTTGAAATGTGTAAGTATTTTTGATGGTGATACGAATAGGCCAATAGTTTTCGACATAGATTTTCAAGGAAAGCTTGGTCACCTATTCAGGCTCTTAAAAGAAATTCTTTCGTTTCAATACGCGGATTTTTTAGGAGACCTCGCTGCAATTACACCCAAAATTCCAGCGAGCAAGAAACAAGAAACTGGGCGAATAAAGGCATTATAGAGCCGGAAGTAGACTGGGCAGTCTGGCGCGTTATTTTAGAAAATGTTGCTACATTGCAAGAAATTGAAACTCACTGGTCTATTGATGACCTAGCAGAAGCAAACGACGTCCTTTCATACCGCGCCGCTCTCCAAGCTTCGGCACAAAAGAAGCAGTCAAAAAAATAGGAGAGTAAGCGTGCTGATTCGAGAACTAATCACAAAACTAGGATTTCAAGTCGACGATGCCGGAATGAAGAAATTTGAATCCGGCATTGCTTCGATGAAAGCAAAAGCGGAATCTTTGGCTACTTCTTTTAAAGATATCGGTCAAAAGATGTCTGTTGCTTTGACTCTACCTATAGCCGCGGCAGGAACTTATGCTTTAAAGAAGTCCGGTGAGTTTGAGCAATTAGGCGTTGCCTTTGAAACGATGATCGGAGACGCTTCTAAGGCCGCTGAATTTACAAATAAGCTTTTCGATTTTGCCGCAGAAACTCCTTTCAACGTAGAAAATCTTGCTGATGCTTCTAAAAAACTTTTGGCTTTCGGTGTTGCTGCAGATGATGTTCTTCCTACTTTAGATAGTTTGGGAAATATTGCGTCCGGTGTCGGAATGGACAAACTTCCGAACTTGATCACGGCTTTAGGTCAAGTGAAGTCTAAAACCGTTTTAGCTGGTCAAGAATTGATGCAGTTTACAGAGACCGGAGTTCCTATCATTGCAGAGCTTGCAAAAGTGACAGGCCACTCGATTAAAGACATTACAAACAACACAAAAGATTTAGGAATTACTTACGACCAGGTTTTAAAAGCTTTGAATAACCTTTCAAACGGTAAATTCAAAGACTTGATGAAGAAGCAGTCTAAAACCCTTCTCGGACAATTTTCGAACTTTCAAGATCAGCTTGCTAGAGAAGCGGCAAAAGTTGGGGATATCTTAGCTCCTTACGCAATCAAATTGCTTCAATTTGCTCAGGATGTCCTTGTAGCTTTTGGAAAACTTTCTCCTGAAACTAAAAAGTGGATTGTGATTATCTTGGGGATAGTTGCAGCTTTAGGCCCTATGTTATTTATTTTAGGGCAAATAGGTATAGCTGTGGCAGG